CTAAAAATGGCGCAATAACAACAATCCAAACAACAAACCACTACGCCAAAGAAATCAAACAACAGGCAAAAGTATTTAAAAACAATATTATTACTAACCAGATAAATAAATATGATTATGAGAAAATTAGCATTAGAAGATAAAAAAGAATTGAGATTATCAGATTTAAATGATAATAGTATTGTAGGTATAAAGTTTTACGCAGGCAAAAACTATATTATTCAAGAAAGATCTGGAGAATTTATAAGCCTAAATGTAAATGAAAATTCAATATCAGGGAGTACTTTTTCAGAACCTACACTTTTAGATTATGTGAAAAGGATTAAAAAACAAGATCCAGAAATTTATGTATTCGATACAATGAAAGAATTGTTTAAATGGATGTCTGAGTAATGTACATCACAGTCCACATAAAAATACCGTACAGAAAGGTATCTAAAGCGAAAAATACAATAACCAAAATGAATAAGGATAATTGGACTCTCACATGTAAAAATCGTGGCTTCTTTTCAACAACCTATTCATTCAGCAAAATAATTTAAACCCTAAAATAGAAATATGAGTAATTTACCAAAGATTCAGGAATTGTATTCCGACAAATTAACCACTCAGAAAAACGATGCTTTTGTCGCTTTGATGAATCAACAACCAAAGCAGGCTTGGATCAAAGTTCATCCGTTTATTAAAAACTATAAGTATTTACCTATTGAAAGAGTTGAGTTCCTTTTAAAAACTATATTCAAAAGATACAGGATTGAAATTACAGGACAAGGCACTTCTTTTAATGGTGTTTGGGTAACGGTTCGCGTTCATTATTTACACCCATTAACAGGCGATTGGGATTTTCACGATGGTATCGGGGCAAGCCAATTGCAAACTGCTAAAGGCACTTCTGCATCCGATTTGATAAACATAAATAACGGTGCTATTTCAATGGCTTTTCCAATGGCAAAGACTATAGCTATAAAAGATGCTTGCGACCATTTCGGAAACTTGTTTGGAGCTGATTTAAATCGTAAAGATGTAATTACTTATGATGTTGATTTGACATTGCAGGATTTAACACCTGCACACCCTAATTGGTTCAAAGCAAAAGAATCACTTAAAAATGGAATCGTAACAATTGAGCAAATTAAAAAATCATACACAATAAGTCCAGAAGATGAAATCAATATTCAAAAGTAGAGCAAGTGCATCGGGTGCGGTTATGACTAATCCACGAAACAAATCTGAATCAATATCCGAAACAACAAAGTCATTTGTTTACGATTGGATAAAGGAATCGATTTACGGTGTTAAAAAACAAATTAAGACCAAATATACCGACAAAGGATTAATGTATGAAAATACGGCAATTGATAAAGCGATAGAGTGGTTAGATTTGCAATTCATTTTAAAGAATGAAAGTTTCTTTGAAGATGATTATTTTACAGGAACACCGGATTTAATTTCAGAAGATAGAATTTACGATATTAAATGTTCTTGGGATTGTTTTACATTTCCGTTGTTTGAATCAGAAATACCAACCAAGGATTATTTTTATCAACTACAGGTTTACATGCATTTAACAGGAAAGAAAAAAGCAACACTTGTTTATGTTCTTTTAAACACTCCTGAAGAAATGCATTGGGAACCACAACACAATTACGATGCGTTAGATAAAAAATACAGAATTAAAACTTTTGATATTGTTTACGATGAATCCGTTATTGAAGATTTACAAAACAGAGTAATTAAAATTAGAGAATTTATACAAACACTTAAATATTAAATTATGTCAGACAAAAGATTATCAGGAAGCATTGCGCTTACAAAATTAGAAAGTGCAATTATCATAACAAAAAAGGGAAACAAAGCAATCTTAATTCCTATTGATTCAAATTATTTAACCGAAAAAGACGGAGCTGTTTATATGTCGGTTGGAGTAGTTGTAAAAGATGAAACAGACACTTACGGTCAAAACGGTTTTATCTCTCAAAACTTATCAAGTGATAAATATAAAGAACTTGGAAAAGAAGAAGCAGGAAAAATAAAACTGCCAATCCTGGGAAACATTAAAGATTTTTCAGGCGGTTGGAATGATTCTGCAGGAACTACACATATTGCTGAACCAATAAATCCAGAAGAAGATGACAGCTTGCCGTTCTAACACCAACCAAAACAACATCGAAGTAATAGACCCTGAAACAGTAGAGGCAGATGGAAAGATATAGCGGACAACAATTGCAAAAGATACTTAATATAAGCAAACCGACTGTTAAGTTTAGAGCGGATAAATTAGGTATTAAAAAACACGGATTCCAATGGGGATTTACAGAATCAGAAGTTGAAAGAATGAGAGCTTATAAATACATAAGATCGCCTCATTTTTACTTTACTGAAAACGGAGAATTTTTAATAATAGAATCTAAATTAAACAATCAATAAACAAAAATAATTATGAAGTACACAGAAATTGAAGTTTACCACATTGAAACAACAGAAGAAGGAACATTTGCACACATTTCTTACAATGATCCTGATTGGGAAGGCGACGATCCTACAAACGGGTACAAACATATTAAAGTGCCTTTAAATTTACGCCCTATTCAATTATCTATTCGAGGTAATACCTTAGTAGATCAATCGGTAAAAGACTACCATAGTGTAGAAGTTTCAAGATAACAACCCAAAGCCGATTCACTTCGGCTTTTTTTAGTGATATGCGGAAAATGTTAAAGTTTAATAAAATACGGATATATTAAAATGTGTTTTGTATATTTGCAGTATTAATAACCTAAAAATGTAAATATGAAAGGAAATAGAAAACTCGGCAATCGTGGGCATAAATCGACTTATGAATGTCCTTTACAAAAATGTAATTACACATCCAGAATAATGCCTCATGAAGATATGGATAATAAAATATCTAACCATTCAAAAACATGTCCAAAACACCAATTAACTTTAACCAGAAAAAGACAAAACCATTCAAGATGAAAGAATCACTACAATCAAAACAGGCTTGGACATTAAAACAAAAGCTGTTTCATTTCTTTGAAACGCTAGACTTGTTTTATCATGCATTAGATGGTAAAGTTTATTTAGCTTTTTCAGGAGGAAAAGACAGTACTGTAATGCAGTATTTTGCCGACAAATGGTGCGACATGATGGGTTATCCAAGAATCCAATTAGTATTTAATAATACTACAAATGAATATCCTGAGATATTGGAATTTGTAAAATCATACGGCGAACGAGTTACTTGGTTGCGTCCTAAAATTACATTTGCACAATCATTGCAAAAGAATGGATTCCCTTTAATTAGCAAAGAAGAAAGCCAAAAGATTAGCGAAGCTAAAAACACAGGTAGTTTTAAACTTTTGGACATTAGAATGTTTGGCGTAAAACGTATTTCAAAAAACACAGGCAAAGAATATGTTTCTGGTAAAATTTCTGAAAAGTGGAAATACTTAGTTTATGAAGATGTTGAATTAACCTCGAAATGTTGTGATGTTCTTAAAAAAGCACCAGTTGCAAAGTTTGAAAAAGAAACAGGATTAAGTGCGATTATAGGAGTTATGGCAGACGAAAGCAATTTACGTAAACAGCAATACAATATCAAAGGAACTTGCAATACTTTCGGAAAAAGAAATACTTCAAAACCTTTGTCTATTTTTACAGAAGAAGATATTTGGCAATTAATAAAAGAGCACGACATTAAAATTTCATCAATTTATTACGATATGGTTATTGATGGAGAAATAGTAAAAGGAGAACCAAGAACAGGATGCGCTTATTGTGCATTTGGATTGCAATTTGAAGACCCTAACGATAATAAATTTACAAGATTAGCAAAAAGAGAACCTAAACGTTACGCCTCATTTATGGATAAATTAGGATATAGAAAAGCGTTAGAATTTATAAACATTAAATTACCATGATAGAAAAAAAAGAAAACCCAAAAGGAGCAGGAAGAAAAGCAATACCTGACTCTGTTAGAATTGATGTGTTAGTGCATAAAGACAGTGAGCCTGTAATACGCGCTTTAATACTCTCAGAGCAGAAAAAATACACTGATCCGCAAAAAGTTAAAAATAAATTAATAAAACCGTGATTTATTAAAAAGTATTTATTACATTTGCTTATCTAAAACAAACAAACCATGAAAACTAAACAAATCGTAATGACCAGCGCCCACGCAATCTACAAAATGCAAAACGTAACTTTTTCTAAGGCTTTGATAGAAGCGTGGAAGCGTATCAAACAAGGCGTTAAAGCTATTGTAATGAAGTATAATCGCCAAGTGAAGTCGGATCGTTGGATAGGATATGAAACGGTTTATTTTAATGAATTGGTTTTTACTAATATTGTTGTGATTAGAGAATCAGTAGCTTATAATCCCGCTATTGAAAAATGGTATGATGGAAAAACGTTTAACAACGATTAATTATGAGAGATATATTATTTGAACAGGATAATTATTACGTGACTAAAGAACGCACTGGAATAAGTTTTTATTATCATGTATGGGTTCCGGGATGCACACACTCAAAGTGTGATTCAGCTTATTTGTATTTAGATTTAGCAATTTCAAGATGTAAGTATCTGGCAAAAGTAAAAGCAAAGATTAATTAACCACTTAAAAATAAATATTATGAAAGAGCAAAAAGCATATCATACCAGAAAATTAGCAATTATTGAAATGATTGAGGAAGTAGAAACCAGGATAATTTCAGAGCAAGGATTTATTGAAAGATTTTCAAAACACGGCATTAAAAGTGTTATTGATAATTCAAATAAGAATATATCAAAATGGAATCGCATCAAAGAATACCTAACCGAACGCTACAATAGACAATAGCGAGTAAAACCAACAGACAAATAAAATCACTAAAAATAGAATTATGAAAAAGAAACTAAGCGAAATGACAGACCATGATGCATGGTTGTTGTTTAAGATACATTCTGATTTTGGAAATTTTAATTTCCCTTTTTACAATGCAAATCATGATAACGGTTGGTCGGTAACTAATAGTTTTTCAAAGCATATTTTAGAAGCTGACAAAGAAAAGTTGTTTGAATTATTTGATATTGATGAAGAATTTTATTCTAAAATAGAAAATCCATTAATTGTTGTTTCACGTGATGCAACATTAACAGACGGTACATGGGTTGAAAATGCTACTTCCGATAAATTAAAAATGATATTGCGTAAAAAATACGGGTATAAAAATTCAGAATTAAAAAGAGGCAAATCAAATTTAATTTTACAAGAAATGGGAATTACATTTAAACAACATTTTAAAAATAAATACTAATGAAAACGACCCAACAAATATTCCACGATTACAACAACGCCCTTAAAAAACGATTCTTGCAGGAACCGACAAATAGAGAAGTGTTACAATGTATAACTAAAAATATGGTTTATGTCTGAATTAGAAGCGATTAAAAAGGCTTACGGAGAATATTATAAGTTATGTAATATAGATAATGACGGATATAGTGAAGAGGCAATTTTATATTTTTATCCTGATGAATTAGATTCTAAAGAATATTCTGAAAGCGATAATAATTTTAAAACAACATTGTTTCGCCCTAAATCATTACAACATCTAACCCAACACAAAAACTAACTTAAATTAAAATTATGAAAACAGTAGTACAACAGATTATAGAAAAGTTTGAACATATTCAGAAAAACGATTGCAAAACTTTACCAGAGCATATATTTTTTGATGGTGTTTTGGCAATATTAGATAGCGTTTATCTGGACATTGAAAAACAGCAACACGAACAAACCGCAATACATATTACAAACGTTTTAATGGATGCTTTAGATAATCCTAAAGGCGGTAAATTTAGAGGAGAAGATGAATTTAATAAGTATTGGGATAACAAGTACACAACAGACAAAGAAACTTTAAAATAAATTGGGATGAGCAACTGGGAAGAAAACGAAATTTTACGTCAAAACTTTATCGACGTAACTAAAAATAAATTATGGGCAGAAAAAGACGATGGAGATTGTGGTTTTTCAGAAGACTATGTTTTTTGGCTAGAAGAGATAGTTTTAAAACAATTACAATCGAACCAACCCACTAACGCCAATAGGCATAAAATTTAGGATTATGAAAGAATTAAACTTTTACACACGACCGTTTCATCAA